TCCTCGTTATCAGCCCAAATTTCATTAGGTATGGGTTTGGTCTTGCGGACAGCATCAGCCTTCTGAATTGCGGCACGTTTCATCTCGGTATCTGCTTTGGCGTAGATTTCGGTTGTCTCAACATGGACATGGCCCAGGAAATCACGGATATAGATGAGATTTATTCCTGCTTGCAACATATGCATCGCTTTGGAGTGCCGCAAAATATGGGGCGAGATCTTCTCGGGCAAATCCGGGTTCGCCTGTTGTAAGCATTCATGTAGAATGAGAAATCCCGAGCGCGAAGTTGGAAAAAGCTGTTTTTTCCTGCAAATCGCATCATAAAGCCATTTTTCGGGTGCTTTTGAGGCGGAAAACAATGAGAACGGGTGCATTTCGGCGCTTGGGTTAAAATGAGAAAACCGACCGATTTTCGGCCGGTTTTTGTGCTTTTTGGGAGTGCTTTGCGGCGGGACTGAAAGGGCCTTGCAACGGCTTTGCAGAACGGGCTTTGCCGCGCGGCGCGCGATTTCGAAAAGCAGAGCGAAAACGGCGGTGCAAAGCCATTTTTTACACTTTGCAATGCTTTTAAAATCCGCTTTGCAACGCAATAAAACAAGCCGTTCCGGAAGTGGGGTTCTTCCCCTCTTTGGAGCGGCTTGTTTTTTATTTTAATCCTGCATTTCTGCAGGATTAAATTCTGGATGCAGGATTAAGCTAAAATGCGCATTTATAGGGATAATAGTAACTATTCCAAATAGCAAAATGCAGGATTAAAATATGGATTTTAGAACCACTCAGGGTCTAAAATGCCTATCACTTTTCCATTCACGCGCATGTCCTCTTTCATAGGGATCGGCTTGTATTTTTTGTTAAGGGAAAGAAGCACGCCGTTACCCAGTTTTTTGATATACCCCAGCCCATCCATTGTCACAACAACAATGTCTCCCGGCTCTGCCGGTTCAAAGTTCACCAGGGCAATATCGCCATCGTGGAACTTTGGCTCCATACTGTCACCAGAGACCGGAACGGCGAAGGCTGTGCGGCGAATCAACTCGTTATCCTGCACCCTATATTCGGTGAAAGATTCCGGGCCTAAATATACCCCAGATCCGGCGGCCATTGGCTGCTCGGAAATTTTGACTGTTGCCCCATCTGAGAACTCTATTGCGTTGCTGTCTTGTTCAACCGACTCATCACGATCCGGCACGCGCTGAGGAAATTTGATAATCGTTTTAGGCTCTTTTGAAGCAGCAGTTGCTAAGTCCAATATGTTTAAAATTACCTGCTTCCATGAGTTATCTACAAGTCTGTATTTTTTTACAAGAGACTCCATCTCTTCAGTCGTTGCATGATACTCATAATGCTCACGCATCTCATCCTGAAAGATGAAGTTTGCATCGACTTTTAAAGCCTCCATGATTTTGCTCAGTATGGCCATATTAGGTTCACTTTTACCGGTTTCATATCCTGTAATAGTTGTTTTTGCACACCCGACAAGTTTACCTAATTCCTCTTGCGTCAACCCTGCGCGCTTTCGAGCCTCACGCAAACGCGTGTCGTATGACATGGTAATCACCTCTTAGCCCAATTATACCGACATATAAATGAAACAGTCAATAAAAAGTTTGAGAAACTAGAACTAATCAATTAAAAATCGTTGACAAGTTCGAGTAACACCACTATAATGAAAATAGTTCGAGATTCTCCACCATAAAAGGAAGTGAAAGCATGAGTGCCAAGAGATGCGCCGGTAATGAGCCAGTCTCATCCAACATTCTTCGCATCATCCAGGAAAAAGGCTATAAGCAATGCGCAGTAGCAAAAAAAGCAGGATATTCCAAAGCTGTGTTCTGCAATATCGTAAACGATTATCGAGTTATTCGGCCTTCAGATATTCTAAGAATTGCAGACGCGCTCGGGGTTGCTCCGGATGAATTACTTCAATTAAACAACCAAGGAGCCTAGCCGATGAACTTCCATCTAGAGCTAAGGAAAAGCAACTGCCGGAAGGAGCTGAAGCGCCGGACTGGCCGGAGCCTGGACATTCTGGAAGTGCGGAGGCACGAACTGACGGCAGCATGTTCCCCCAAGTGGGCACCGTGCCGGATTCGGTACTATCCGGGCGTGGGCCGCATCTACGTCACCGGCCCGGCGGGGCAGCACATCGGCTGGGTTGATACGCTGGCGGATGCACTCTATGAACTGGCCAACGCCGATACAAGCAAAGTATTGCCCGGAAACGGGCTTTTAAACGGAAAGGAGCCAATGCAATGAAAAAGTATCAACTGACCGGCCAACCCATCTATGTTGGCGAGATCTACAACCACAACGGTGACCTGTACCGGGTGGAGAGTTTCGACGAAGGGTACACCGAGCCGAAGGTGACGCTGCGGCGCATCAAGGACGGGACGATCTTCGACGTAGAGGCCCCGGCTCTGTTCCTGACGCCAACGGGCGTGCAGCTGCTGTGGCCGAGGGAAGTAAACTGTTTCTGCTCCGCGATGGAGCAGGCAGTCTGAAGGAGGGGTTCCCGATGAACGAGTTAAAAGGCAATTTTAAGGCTGCTTACGATGTGTTAAAACGCGCAGAGCGCTGCGTGCTTCTCCGCAGCAAGGCAGCGAACCCATCACACACCTACGCCGTGGGTGATGTGGACAGCAACGGCCTTGTATTCGGCCTTGTGCTGAAAACAGACCCAGAAGCAGCCGTGCGGGAGTTCCGCACACGGTCTTTCCCAAGCTGGTCGCCCTGGAATACATCCAAGGCTTGACACGCCCCGAAAAGTACGGAACATAGAAGCCGAAACAGCCCTGCGGGGCTGTCGTGCGGGGGCTGACCGCTCCGCGCCTGATGATGGCAGGTCAAGCAAGCCCGCTTGAGGCGTGTAGAAAAACGGGGCCACGGTCCCTGTTTATTAAGTGAAGGGAGAAAAAGCAATGAAATGGCGAATCCGGAAATGCGGCCACGGCGGATATGAGGCTGAAAAAGGAATGCAAACGGAACCGGGCATACCCGCTCCCTCGGGGATAGGATGCATCATGCCGGCTTTTGTTGTGTATGAATCCGCTCATTTTGACACTTACTACGAGGCTGAACGATATATTGAACATCGACAGAGATGGTAGCCGAAACGGCCTGCCGGGACTGTTTGCCGGAATATCGTAGAAACGGCAAAAAAGCCGCTTTACACGCCGTGTTTTTCAAGATGATTCAAAACCAACATTGTTTTTTGACAAAACTACCAAAGAGACGGAATAAAAACAAGCCAAAAACGGGCGTTTTACCGTGACCGAAAGTGTAGATTTCGGAAAATGTTGAAATGTGCCACAATAGTAAAAAGCCGAAACGGCCCGGTGGGGCCGTCTGCCGGGATTGGCCGCCCGGCACTGACGATGGCAGGCCAATAAAAAAGCCCGCACGAGGCGGGCGGAAAGGAGTATGCGAAAATGGAGAAAAAGCTTTGGCTCAACGCGGAGGGAAAAGTCATGATGGGCAATCAGGAACTCCCTCGGTGCAGGGTCCTTTCGATGGAAGCTTCGAGTGAACGCCGTTTTGTTCGCGTTGCATTCGAAATTGAGGTTGAAGAGTTGGATATCCAATTTCAAGCTATAGTGCTAGATGAAGAATGCGGCGATCCCTCCAACAACTGAGAATGCGGAAGACACATAATCAAGGACTTCCTTTAATCCGGTTTTAAAGCGGTTCTCCATATACACGAGCGCACTGTGAGAGAGGGAAAAGTTTCCAGCCATATCTGATTCAACAGCAAAGGCTTCGCTCAGTTCATGCAAAATGTCTCGATAGTCACTATCTGAAAGCTCGGGAAACAGCTCGCTTCTCCATGATTCAGAGACATAAAATTCCATTGCATCCGATCGAGGCGTCCCGTTTTTTACTCGTTTCAGAAAAATTGCGTATACCAGGCAAAGGAATTTGTCAGAAGCTTTTGTTAAAGTCACGCTAATTCACCCCCTTTCTACTCCAGTATAGAGCATAAAGAGGGCCAAGACAAGGAGGAACAAGATGAAGCTTACAATACGAGATGACGAAATCACTCCCGCAGGGCGAAACGGGTTTCTCGACAATGTGCCTATCCCTTGGACTTCCAAGGTAGACGTTACAGAAATCTGCCAGACTGGACGTGTCAAAGTGCGCGTTGAGTGCAGGCTGCCGATGTGCGGCACAGACGGAAAGGATGAAAATAATGACTTACTGCATTAAAG